CAGCAGACCACCGAGCAGCGACAAGCGGTTGTCCATCTACCTGCCCTGACCGCGTAAGGGCTTCTTACCACGCCGACGTGGACGGGAATGTTGCCCGAAACCCTGGGATGTGGTCTTGGGGCGACCGGCTTTGTGCTCAACCCGCCCCAGTGCAGTCTTGGACTTGACCGCCATTACCAGGGCACTCCAGCAGCCTTAGACGGTGCGCGTTGCTCGTCGATCTGAGCTTGCAGAGCAGCTTGGATTTCGGCAACCTTTTCGTCGCCACCAAGTGCTTCTTTGACCCAGCCAATCACTTCGGCTTCCGTCAAATCAGCAAACGGGATGAGCGTGTCAGGGCGCTTAAAACCAACGCTGCCGTACGCACCACTGGAGTAGGTGCCGTCGTTGGCGTTGACGGTGTAATGCGCGGTGAACACAAAACCGTCGTCGGTTTCACGCTCAAGGTTGGCGATAGCCCAGGTGAACGTGGTGGTCGGGGTAGCGGTCGGCATGGTAGTAGCCAGGTCTGTTTGACTTTAAGGGTGGTGCAACCTGTTGGGAATAGCCGGTTGCCCGCCAGGGAATAGGTCTAGCAAGCCATCAGCACACAGGGCACGCAATAGCTGCCATCGTCGTAGGTGCAGGTGATGTGATTAGAAGTCACTTTGGCGATGGTCTTGCTGCGGATGATGTCATCGTCTTGGGGTTTAGCCGTGCCATCACCAGCGGACATCAGCAGATCGCCCCGTTGCACCGTGACACCTTCGGCAATGCGGATGATGAAGTCACCCGTCATCGCGCAGTAGAAGTCATCGGTGTAGGTGCCGTCATCATCGTCCCAAGCTTGAAAAACGCCTGAGATGTTGCGGTCGCCTTCAACGTCGCTCACCTTCATGCGGTTGAGCTGTTCGTTATCTTCTTCGCCCCAAGCGCACATCTCGTCAATGTTAGAAAGGACGGTGCCGCGTAAGATTTCTTCGCGGGTTGCCCCACCAGGAAGTTGAGACCAGCGGGAAAGGTGAGCACCGTTGTAGCTGACGGTAGTACCAGAAACTGAAATAGAACCTTCTTCAACGCCAGCCTGTCTGAATTGAATAAGTTGACCGTCATCAGTTTGACGACCAACATATAGTGGTACGTTTCCTCCTCTATAGCATATCGCTGTTCCAGTAGGTTCTATAACAAAACCAGAGTCAGTAGAGGAACCAACGTCAATGCCGTCTGTATTGCCGCCGGTTCGCACTTGTCCACCACTTGTAATTCTCAGTCGCTCCGTAGGAGACGCACCACTCGCTGTCGTGCTGAATAAGAGCCTGCCCGGCATATCATCGGTGCCGGGGGTGCCGTCCACTTCGGCGCTGATCTGAGCAGCACTTACAAACTGGGCGCCATCTGCACCTGAAAAGTCAATACGTCCTAAAGCACAGTTATTAGCAACAAGGTCACTTGATCCCACCGTGCTCGCGCCGGATCGCGCAAGTCGTAAGTAGGCAGGAAAGTTTAAGTTTGCTGTGTCGCGGTTGGAAATAGCCGCAATACCCGAAGTGTAGCCGTTAATTCCTTCAGTTTGAATCAACGCAGTGTTAGTTCCATTGTCAAAATTTGCACGCGCAGTAGACGTGCCCAACAACAACCTGCTGGAGCTGTCGATGCGGGCTGCTTCGCTGTTACCAATACGGAAAGACAGTTGATGTCCGCCCACGCTTCCAGACGTGCCAATCGTCAGCAACTTATTGGATTCGCTTGCAAAAAAGCGGAGTATCGGGTTGTTAGTATTGCCTTCTGCACGAAGCCGTAGTAGCTCGGTTTCACTGGTTGATGTGGTTGAAACTTCTAAGTTCGCGTCTGGACTCGTGGTGCCAATCCCGACGTTGCTAGCAAAATAACCTCCGCCTCCTTGATTAACCCAGAACTTATCAACAAGTGTTGATCCTGTTGCTGATCTGAAAACTTTGTAGTTGGCATCTCCGCCTGTATCAAATGGATACAGCCACATAAAGCCAGAGTTGTCAGCAGCAGTAGTAAAGTTATTTCCTACACGAACAAGATAACCGCTTCGACCTGAGGAGCTTACAAGATTTGCGCCATAACTTATGGATCGCCCTCCAATAGAAGTAGCACTTGTATTACCAGGGGCGATATGAAGAAGTGCCTCAGGGAGACTAGTCCCCAGACCCAGTTTCCCGTCCGATGTAACCCTCATCCGCTCCGTAGGAGTAATCGACCCACTCGCTGTCGTGCTGAATATGAGCCTCCCAGGCATGTCATCGGTGCCTGGAGTGCCGTCTACTTCAGATGATATTTGAGCAGTGTTCCTGTAATTAGTACCGTCAAAACCACTAAAGCTAATCTGTCCGACGTCGTTATTTGCTACGACTGGTGTTCCTGTTACGCCGCGCTGCAACACCAAATTAGCTGCATTATTTGTTTGTCGGGTAATAGAAAGCGATGCGGTCGAGTTACTGTCCCCTTCAATCTGAACTGCAGGGTTAAAGGTGCTGCTGCCTATGGATACGTTTGAAAGCGCATCGGTCGTGCCAATCAGAAACTTTTTGCCCGCGTCAAAACGAGCTACTTCATTATCAGTGCTAACAAGGAAAACAATAGACTTATTGCTAGTGCCTAAAGATGATTGGAGCCGTAAGCTTTCGTCAGATTGAACTTTGGTAATTGAAGCTTTATCTGCGTTTGCGCCTCCAGGATGCTCAAGCACAATTTGTGCGTCACCACTAGACGATGTAACCAGCAGCGTGCCGTCAAGCCCGCGCATTTCAACCCACCCATCGTCATCACCGTTCCTTAGCTTCAACTGACCAGACGTAGTGTCCGCCCACCACATGTAGGGATAGGTCGTGGTCGGTTCAGAGTCGCTGCTGTTATTGCTGACGATTGCAGCCAACGCATTGTTCAGGTCAGCACGAACTGCGCTGCCAGAGCCGTTGGCAATTACATAGTCGTGGGTCGCCATGTGTCAGTCCGCTTTGGAACAGCATTTAACCCACTTTAGACCCCTCTGCCATAGCCAACAGCGGTCCATGTGAAATTGCGATTCACGTTGCTGTCTCCGCTGTCCAAAACGTCCACATCGAAACCCGCGCCTGAGATGTTGCTGATGTTGACCCTTTCGTCAGATGCAAGGTTCTGCACCGTGATCCCGATGCTCGGAAGGAACTGGTTCAAGTTGTCAAGGCTGGCTGCTCCAGTGAAAAACGCGTTGTTGAAGTCCACGCGCTTGGTGCTTGTGCCGCTAGCCACGTAGCCGTTGCTCTGTTCCTGTCGTCCCTTGAAGCTGGTGTTGTAGCCAATTTCATTGATCAGGATGTTTTGCGCTGGGTCGAAGCTTTCGAGTAGCGCTTTGAATTGGAAGGCGCGACCCTTGTATGTGCCACTCTTAAATTCCTGCCATTCGCCGTAGGTTGGCGTCCCAGCAGGATCATCATTTGTAGCCCGCAAATACAGTTTCGCGTTGACCTGATCAATCGTGGTTCCATCCCAATCCGTCCAAGAATCGACGTTGCCAATACGCGAGTCAATTAGATCAGTCGGGTAGAAACCTTCAGTAACAAAATACCGATTGAAATCAGTGGCAAAGATGGCGCCAAGGTCAAGAACGTTTGCAAATTCATACTCGCCGCTGGTTAATACACTGCCGTTAAAGTCAAAATTTTGGATCGCATCAAAATCAGTAACGCTGTCGATGTCTGGTCCATCAACATCAAGCACCAATGCATCAAACTCATCACTGTAGAAAACATCAGTTTTGGTGCCCTGGAACGGCGGTGTATCTGCATCCTCACGGCGTTGCTGAACAGTAATCTTGGCGATCGTTTCCGGCAAGTCAACCAGAACGCTGGTGGCGTTTGCGCTGAGGCGTCCGCCGTCATCCTCAAACTTGACAAATATCTCCCCTTCAATAAGCGGGACAACGACTTCATCTGTTGCACCAGAAACTGCGCTAATCAGATCGACTGCATTGCTCCATGTAGCTGTCCCGTCGGCTAGCGAGCTATGCCGAATATGAACACGACCACCAACCCTCACGTCTAGCTCTGTAGCCTGATCCCATTTCAAACGGGCACTATTTTCGTTGATTGGCTCCAGCGTTAAGCCGCTAACGTCGAAAGGAATAGCAGTCTTGCCAGCCAGCTGAATCTCAACTGCTGTAGTATCGCTGGGCTTGTTGAGATAATTAAAGGCTTGGATTTGCAGCTTTAACGTGCCAGCACGCAAACTTCTTAGCGTTATTGATTTGTTGCTAGTTACGACCGTCTGAATGTTGTCGTCGTCGATCCGATACTGTACGCGATACTCATTGGTGCGTAATCCGTCGTGCTGCCAAGTAAGATCAAACGCCGTTAGGACACTTTGGCCGTCAACGTAAAGATATTCATTCCCGGTAACGTCATCGACTGGATCAGGTTTGGCGGAGAGATTTGAGATATCTCTTTTCTGCAGCTTCAGGTCAGATTCGATCGAGTCATAAAGTGAAGCGTTGTAAGCCAGCGCGGTAACGCCGTAGATGCCGTCGCCAGATTCAGCAACGTTAAGCACCCGGAATTGTTGGGATTGGATGTCGGTGGTTTGAATCAGCCAGACAGCGTTGGCGTTGGGTGCTTCGCTGAATGCACTGCTAACCGTGATTGCGGTGCCGCTGATGCTGCTGATGGTTTTGGTTTCCACCAAGCCGGTCGGCATCATCACCGAAAGCGTTGGGCTGTTTGACAGGTTGACCGACAGGTTGGTGTCGCTATCAACCGTGATGACGGTAGTTGTTGCGCTGCTGACGCGACCACTGCGGCGTGTACCACCACGAAGCGGATCGGCAACGTCGATTACCATTCCGGGACGCAGAATGATCCCGCTATCAATCGAGACCGAGAAGGTGACGGTTTCCGTCAGGTTTTGCTCGGACAGCAGCGCCCACTTACCAGCACGATGCGCCTGACCTTGGCTGTAGCAACCCAGCGCCTTGATGTCTTTATTGATAACGCCGTATTTTGCAACGGCGCCTTGGTCTTCGACGTATTCGTAGGCGACTTCGCCTTGGGTGTCATACTCCTGGTAAGCAACTGTTGCTGTCGTGTGCCGCGCCTTTTGTGATGTGCCCGAATAATTGAAAATGCCGTCTACAACGTTGCTCGGACCAAGCAGATATTGGGAATCGCTTGGCTTATCCTGCTGCAGAACCAGTGATCCTGCGCCGTAATACGCAATACCACGGAACAAGCTAGTCATCTCTTGGATGACGTTATACACTTCGTCCCGGCTATTTAGCAGCAGGTTGCAGCTAAAGCGTGGTTCTTGCCCGCCCTTGCCGTCGTTGACCAAAGCGTTGCAATACTGGCTGATTGAATAAAAGTCATACTTATCCAGTGAAGCCTCAGGGATCGACGCCCCGTAGCGGGTATTGATCAGCAGATCGTATAAACACCAGGCTGGATCGTTAGTCCAAGTTGCAGCAGAAAACGTTCCATCCCACACTCCTGAATAGGTGATCCTGCCAAGATAGGTGGTGGTATCGACTGTCGCGTTGCTCGGGATCTTGACCTTAATGCCGCGAACCAGATATTTACGCCTGGGAATGCCACTGAATTGGCGAGAATCAAAACGCAAAAACGCCAACGCGCTGTTGGGATAGCGCAAGCGCTCGTCGATGATTTCGGTGTAGCTGTACCAGTAAGTATCGTTTTGCAGCCTGGCAGTGCTTGGATCATCGCTCAGACGCACCAAGCGAACATCAACCGGAAAATCTCCGGTTAGCTCCACCATGTAGTCACGCTTATAAACGTTGCTGCTTTTGCCGCTGATCGTGTCTGTAAAAGCATCAGTAAAACCGCCACCGTTGTACTGAATTTGTACTTTGATCTGAACTGAGCTGCCTTTAATGTCGCCGTCACTTTCAAACTCCTGCAATGCAGGAAGCTGGACAGTAATCCTTAAGCGGTCAACATCATTATCAGTGATTTGACGAGTTACGGAAGTAGATTTAGTAAATTCAGCGTTAACCAGCTTTTCTCGCGGCGTGCCGTTTAGACCTGAAATAAATGGTTGATCTTGAGTCCCATTGCGTGTAACAACGGTGTAACCACTAAAATTATCATTCCCATTGCTGTCCTGAATTGGGGTGTTGTCTAGGTAAATGCCTTTTAAGCCGCCTTCAATTCCGTCAATTACGCCTTCACTGATTAGATCTAAAACAGCGCCAAACTGGACTGATTGCAGACTGTCAGACGCTTCTGATGGCGTGCTACCACCAGCACCGCCACCGCCACCTTTGCCGCCGCCACCGCCGCCGCCAGCACCACGAAGTTCAGTCATTTCAGTTGGTCAACGTCAAGGGCGCTAGACAGCACACCGGAACCAGTGAAAACACGCCCGTAGGCAATGGGCACTGGCAAGCCCTGCTGGCTGGTGTTGACAATCCCGCTAAAGCTAAAGGATTCGAGTCGTGCTGCTTCTTTTCCGCGTTCTAGCGAGCTGATGGCAGGGGTGGGGGATATGGCTTGAGCAATGCCGCTAAGAACAAGAGACGCACCGATAGCGCCTACAGCGGGCAGCAAACTTGTTACTGCAATTGGCGCGCTTAAACCGAACGTGCCAATAGTTGCCGCGCCAAAGGGATTAACAAGTGCCAAGGCAATCAGTCCAATGCCGATCCCGATAGACGCGCCACCACGTCCCGCACCTGCAACTATCGGTGTGATGCTGAAAACTTCCTTTTCACTCCAAGGCAGTGCTAACGCGCCAGCCGTTTGATCGCTCAGTTTTTCTTTGCCAATCGTCACCCGGTAGCTGACGCCATCGCGCTCGCTATCCAGCAGCCATTTCGTCAGCCAAGGAAAATTGACGCACAATGCCTTAAGTGC